TCCACGGTCTCGACGATCGGGATCCGCACAGCCTCGCCGCCCTCGAAGATCAGCACGTCGCTGAGGTCGGGGTTGGCTGTGATGATGGTGCTTGCCATGCGCTCCTCGTTGTAGGCGACGAGCGCGATGCTGTCGAACGTGTCGCCGCCCTGCGCCACATAATCAATAAAGCCGACTGTCTGCTGTGACATAAGCGCCGCCCTCCCTTCTGCTGAGTGCCTCGAGAATGAAGTCGATGAACTCCGGCTCGAGGTCGCGGAGCTTTCGGATCAGTGCGTCCTCGTCAGTGTCGCCCTCGACCTTGATCTGCGGAGAGAAGGACAGGCCACTCAGATCGTAGACCACAGCAGTGCCGGAGCCGCCGCTGAGCAGCTCGTAGTCGCTTTCGCCGTCAGATGCCCCGAGCATCCGGCCCGCCTCTGCCCAGTAGGACAGGTTTTGCGAACGGTATGCAGGGTTGAAACTGATGACCGCCTCGGTCGGGTAGCGTGGATCCTCGCCGGCGATGGACGGCCCTCTTGTGAAGCCGCCGGTCGCATAGCCAGAGACAGACGCGCTGCCGCCTCCACCTCCGAACAGGCCGGCGATCTTGGAGATGACGCCAGAGCCGAAGCTGACGATCTTCGATACCCAGCCGACAATCGTGCCGAGCACGCTGGCGATGGGTTCCAGAATAGACAGCAGCGGAGTCAGCAGTGGGGTGATGGCGCCGATCAGGCTCAGGATCGGGGGGAGTAGTGCCTGAACGAGCTGCATCAGGGGATCAAGCAGCGGCATGATGACGCTGTTGACGATTTGCAGAGCCACTTCCAGCAGCGGGGTGATGACCGGCAGCAGGCTCGAGATGATGCTCACCAGCACAGGCAGCACGGCGCTGACGATCTGCGTGATGATAGGGAGCACGGTGGCAAGCAGGCTGGCAATAGGCGGCAGGATCGCGGAGACGATCTGCATGAGTGGCGGGAGGAGCGTCTGCACGAGGTTGAGAAGCGGCGGGAGCAGAGTGCTCATTAGCTGCGTCAGAACTGGCAGAAGGTCGGCCGCGAGCTGAGAGATCAGGGGCAGAACGTCCTCGAGGGCGTCGGCAGCGCCGGTCAGGAACTCGTCGACAAACGGGGCCGCAGCCTCGACCGCCTTGGAGATGGCCGGAGTGATCTGCTCCATCAGTTTTTGCAGGGTCGGCATGAACTTGTTGAGCCCGTCGAACACAGTGTTCGCCATAGGCTTGAGGGCCACTTCGAGCCCCTGCTTCATAACCTGAAGCCGCTCGGCGAAGTCGTAGGTGTCATCAGCTGCGCCGGCGATTGTCTCGCCGTTTTCTTGCAGCTCAGCCGTCAGGTCTGCGACGGCCAGAGAGCCGTCTCGGATTGCTGCGGCCATCGTGGAGCCTGCCCTTGTGCCGAAGATCTCCGACGCGATGCTGGCGGCCTCTGCGGCCGTCCCGGCGTTTTTGATCTTTTCGTAGTACATGGCGAGCCCGTCGCTGGCGCTGATGCCCTCCTTGGCGAGTGTGGCGACGCTCTTTTTCATAGCGCCGAGCACTTCGTCGGTGTTTACGCCGGCCTTGTCGAGCTGGCCCATCAGGGCACTCGCCGTCTCGAAGGAGTAGCCCATCTCCTGAAGCTGCGGGCCGAACTTCTGCATATCTGCCATCAGATCCGTGAAGCCCATGCCCGTGCTCTGGCTGACCTTAAAGATGTAGTCCATAGCGCCGCCCATGTCGTCGGCGTCGATGTTCCACTGCTGGAAGGCTTGGCTCGACTCCTCGATCACGCTGCCGAGGTCGTCCCCGAGCATATCGCTCACTTGGATGGCCTGCTTGGAGATCTCCTGAAGTTGCGGGCCGGTGAGGCCGAGGCGGGTGTTGTAGTCTGCGATCGCCTTGCTGGCGTCCTCCATTGTGGTCGGGACGCTCTTATAGACGGCGTCGAAGTCATCCAGAAGCCCATCCAGCGCGTCGCCGGTGGCGCCGGTTCCGATGCGGATAGCATCAGCAGCGTCATCGAAGGACGCGCCGAGATCCTTCATGTACTTTCCAGCCTCGACGACTGCCTTGCCTGTCGCCACAGCGATGCCGCCCACGGCTGCACCAACGGCCAGCGCCTTCACGTTCAGGCCGCTGATTTTCTTCTGAGCCTGTTCGATGGCTTTGCCGAGTGATGGGTCGATGCTGCCGGCCAGATTGACGACCGCCTGCATCGTTTTTCCGTTTGCCATGTGCGTCACCTCCTTCTAATGTGTGGTTTCTTAAAGCTGGCCGCACGAGTCGGCCGGCTCGCTTGGAGCCGCTTGGCCTCCTCGACGGCCTCCCCGTATTCGGTCAGGAAGTCGGTCAGCCTTCGCTCTCCGAGGTCTCGCGTTGATGTGTGGAAGGCTCGGGCGTAGTCTCGGATTGCGCGTCGGAGCTGTCGGGGGTGTAGGGTTCCTCCGACTTCCCGGAAATAAAATCCCGGCCGATCCTCATAATCTTCATAACGTCGTAGCCGCGGACGCGCTCGAGGTCGGAGATGTCGATCTCAGGGTTGACCGCGATGACGGCAGCGAAGCCGAGGTAGAGGTGCAGGCCGTAGTCCAGCTCGGCCGCGCCGGCTGCGTTGCCATTCTTGGAGCCGCTGGCGCTCAGCTTTCTGGCGTCAGCTTCAGCAAACGCCTGTGCGGTGATCTCGCTGATGTCATAGGTCAGCTCGTTGTAGCTCTTGCCGTTGATCTGCACAGGGTTGTCGAGCTTGATGGTGTTCTTCATTGGGTGCGTCTCCTTTCGATAAACAGAGGGCGCCGCATAGGCGCGGCGCCCTTCAGGTTACAGTAGGCTGCGGATGTCCTTGGCGTAGTCGACGCCGCCGACGCGCAGGATCGTGTTGAGCTGGTCGATCAGCCAGTATTCAGCGCCGCCGACGTAGAGCTGGTAGCGGCTCACGGCAAACGTGGCCTCGTTCTCGCTGGTGTTGCCGGGATCCACGGAGAGCCCCGGGATGCCCTTAGAGACGCAGCGGAGGAACGCCTTGCAGCCTTCGGTCTTTGTGGAGCCGTCGGCCTGCTTGACGTCCTGAGCCCAGCGGATCTCGATGGTCTTGCTCTCGAGCTTCATCATGTTCCGCAGGCCGAGGTCGATGCCGATCTTGGTGATGGATGCCTCCATAGCCTCGATCTGGCCGAGGATGGGGGCGGTGTAGGTTCCCATAGCCTTGAAGTCAGCGGTCACGGGAGTGACAGCCGGCAGCGCGATGGTCACGTCTTTGGCGACGAGAGTGCCGCCGATGTAGACGGTGTCGGCGAGGATGGGGCCCTTCAGGTCGAGCCACAGGTTTGCCATTACTCGTCACCTCCTTCGTAGTAGACAGAGAAGCCCGCGTCGGTGTAGGCGACGTAGACGCTCGCAGACTTGAGGGGCGGGGTCGGGGTGACGGCGATGTCCCAGCGGAAGTCGCCATTCATCACGTCCGTGGTGCTGTTCTCGCTCTCGAGGAACAGGATCACGGGCTCGCCCAGCAGGGCGCCCATGCTCACATAGCCGTCGAGCTTCTCCTGCTCGCGGTTGATGATGCGATCCTTCAGCGCGCGGGTCATAGGGCTGTCGATCTCATGGCTCCACTCGCGCTGGAAACTATTGGTGATGTGCATGAGCATACGCATGGAGACGTCAAAGATCGCGCGAGGATCCACGTCTGCGCCGTATGTGTAGGCGGCCGTATGGTCGCCCCACAGTACCCACTCGCCTCCCCATGCGACGGCGGTGCTGATGCCGTTCTGCGTCAGCTCCTTGCCGGTCTGCTGGTCGAAGCCGCGGTTGTTGGCGTTGGCCCCGAAATACTGCTTGATGACGGGGATGGCCTTGTTGCCGCAGGTCTCCATCGGGACGCTGTTGTGGCTGAAGTCAGCGCGCATAAGCTCGACCACGGCCAGCGTGCTCAGGTGGAACACGTTGCCGAGGTTGTCCACAGCCTGCGGCCAGTAGACCTTAGAACGCTCGTCGGTGAAGGCGTTGGCCTTCTTCCATGCGATCGCCTTGGTGATCGTGTCGACCGCCTGCGCGGTGCTGTCCACGAGGGGCAGGTCGGCCACGACGAAGGCGTCCCAGTGGCCGTTGATCTTCTTGCAGGTCGTCAGCATGGCGTTGTAGACGGCAGGGCTGTGACTCCAGCCGGGGGCCGCGATCAGATTGCAGACCGCGAACTGCTCGGGATAGAGCAGCGCGATCGCGCTCAGGCCGCTGTACTCGCCGGAGGAGGTGACGCCGCCGATGATGTCGCTGTCTGCGATCTCAGAGTCGTCCACCTCGCTGAAGCTGGCCGTCAGGCTGCCGGCGAGCTGCGCGTCGTCCTTCAGGCTGGTGATGATGACCGTGCCCTTGGTGAAGTTATAGTCCACAGCGTAGTCGGTGCCCTCGACGTAGTTGCCGCTGTCATTCTTTGCGATGGTCAGGGTGTCGAGGATGATCTTGTCGCTGGCGAACTCGGCGCGGCCGCCGGTGAAGGTGAGGGCCTTGGTGGTGGCCGCCTTCTTGCGGTGCTTGCCCGCGGAGGGGTCGAGCACATTGATGACGTAGATCGGGCCGATATTCCCGAGGGTGTTGTTGAAATGCGCGTACACGGCCTCGCACAGGGTAAAGGTGCCCCAGTCGGACGAGTAGCCGATCTTCTTCTGAGCGTCGACCAGACTGGTGATCTTGATCGGCGCGTTGATGATGCCGGCCTTGCCGAAGCCGCGCACGAGGTTGACGGGCGCCGTGCCGATATAGACCGGCGTGGTGCCCGCCTGCACGGCGCTCTGTGCCACGGTCTCGCCGATGTGGCCGTAGGCGCCGTAGAGGTATTCGTTTGCCATCTGCTTATCCTCCTTTGCATGAAATTAGAGCAGCCGAGTGGCTGCCCTTAAAGCAGGTGTTGGTAGCTTTTCGGGTTGCGGGTCAGTGTCTCCTCGATGGAGAACTCA